ATTAAACTTGATGGATATGAGTTACCTGCTCACATATCCTACTCAGCATTTACAACTTACCTAACTTGTGGTTATCAGTATTACTTAGGAAGATTATTACAATTACCTGAAGAGCCAAGCATTTGGTCTGCAGGTGGTAGAGCATTTCATTACGCTACTGAATTATGGGATTTAGAAAATGAGTGATGGAAAAGATTTATGGGATAAGGCTTGGAAAAAAGAAACTAAAGATATTGATTTAACTAAGGCTCGTATTGCAGGGCGTGCTACTAAGACTAACCCTGACAAGGAAGATGCTAACTGGTGGCAAATTCAAGGCTCATTATGGGTAAGTAATTATATTTTATGGAGAAAAAATAATCCTGATTGGAAAATTTGGAAAACTCCTCAAGGCGCAAAAGCGATAGAACTAGAACTCAATCCTGTCATTGCTGGTGTTTTGGTAAAGATGGTGATTGATAGAGTCTTTGAAGTTAACGGTGAGTTAATTATTGTTGACCTAAAGACCTCATCAAGAAGACCAACATCTGACTTACAACTTGGATTTTATAAAGTTGGACTTGAGTCAATACTTGGTGTCAAAGTCAATCTAGGAAACTACTGGATGTCTCGTGAGTCAGGGACAGGAGAGATGATTGACCTTAGTAGATATACAAAAGATATGCTGGAATACTTTGTTGATGGCTTTGATAGAGCCCGCAAGGCTGGCATATTCCTACCAAACCTACAATCGTGCAGTTACTGTGGACTTACAGAACACTGCCAATTTACGAAAGGCAAATAAATGGCTAATGAAGATTGGAAATTACAAGTTTCTATTCGCACAAGTGATAGTCGTGATTCAGATATGATTAATATTCGTGCCAATACTGCTGATGAACTCAGCGTACTACTTGAAGGTATAAGCGACTACTCAGCACAAGTTGCATCTACCGCAAGGATGGTACGTGGTGCTTACAACGTAGCCCCTTTGGGGACATCCGTTTCAACTCCAAGCACTCCGCAATCCACTACCTCCGTTCCAACCCAAGCCTCGGCTCCATCAGGTACAAATAGCCCAACTTGTGTACACGGTGCAAGAATATTCCGTAGTGGTGTATCAAAGAAGAATGGACAACCATATGCATTCTGGTCTTGCCCTGAACCACAGGGTGCAACTCAATGCAAACCAGTTAACTAAATAGCATTAGAAGAGGGGTAGTTATAGGGGAAGTAACTGCTCCTCTTCTAACTTAAGACGGGAAAAATATGATTGAAATACTTTGGCAATTAGAAATGTACTTACTAGATTTAGAGATGTATAGATTTATTCTTGAGTGGATGATTAGGTTAGGACTATGACACACAAAATTGCCCTTCGTGCAGTAGTTGAATTGCATAAACCATTTCAATTTGAAATAGGACCTGATAAATATAAATTAGTTTGTTCTAATTGTCAGCACGGAGTAATAGGAGACGTATATCCTTGTGAAACTATTCAGGCTATTGAAAAGGAATTGTAGTGAAAACCCTTGTTCGTTCTATAGGAAGAGCGGATATAGGTGGCGAACCGTTGCCCTCTGTGTTTAAGGTTTTTGATTCTAACAAAATAATATTCCGTCGAGCAGAAGTATCTATGCTTGCAGGAACGCCTGGTGTTGGTAAGTCTATGCTTGCCTTAGCCTTGGCACTTAAGATGAAAGTTCCAACACTTTACATTTCAGCAGATACTAATGCACACACTATGGCTATGCGCCTTGCATCAATGATTAGTGGCAAAAACCAGAGTGATGTAGAACAATTACTTCAGAATGATTTAGGCTGGACCAAAGCCACTCTTGCAAAGGGTAACCATATTGTATGGTCATTTGAATCAAGTCCATCACTACAAGATATTGATGAAGAGGTGCAAGCCTTTGAAGAACTATGGGGTTGTCCTCCTGTTGCTATCTTTGTAGATAACTTAATGGATATTGCAACTGATGGCGGTGAAGAGTTTGCTTCAATGCGAGCCATTATGAAAGAGTTAAAGTTTTTAGCACGTCATACAAACGCTGGAGTTATTGTTCTTCACCACACCAGCGAAGCAGTAGAGGGTCGTCCTTGCCAACCACGTTCTGCATTACAAGGAAAGGTAGCACAACTACCAGCCTTGATTGCAACACTTGGTGTAATGGGAACATCAATGGCTGTAGCACCTGTAAAGAATAGATATGGCAGGGCTGATGCTAATGCGAATATAAATGTGTGGCTTGCATTTAATCCTGAGTATATGTATATGGATGACATCCCAGAGAGCGTATAATGATTGTTGATTTACTTCAGGAAGAAGTACGTGTGTGTACTATGCTGGCTACCGAGAGGTGGCTTGCTAAGTTTGGTTCAACTGATAAGCCTAACTATGCCCAAGGTAAAGCAGACGGAAAACTAGAACACGAACTACTGGCAAATATAAGAGCAAATATCTGTGAGTGGGCGGTGGCTAAACAGTATAACCAGTCTTGGAATGTCCCTTGGTATCCAAATGCTTTGCACACCCAAAGAAAATTCTTACCAGATGTAGGTGGAAACTATGAGGTCAGGTCAGTTAGAACTCAAAATTCTATCCCATTCTGGGATAAAGATAAAGATAAATATATATTCGGAGCCAAGGTATTAGATACAGATTACTATTCTAAAATAGAGGTATATGGATACGTCGAGCCTACCAAGTATATGACGGATAAATGGTATGATTCGTACATAAGCGGTTGGCGGGTGCCAGTTACTGAGTTTAAGGAATAATAATACTGTGGCATCTCAATCACGCAAACACAGAGGTTATCGTAGTCAGAAAGTATTGGCTATGTATCTGGCAGATAATGGTTTCCCATATGCTGAGAGTACGGGTGCAGGAAGAAGTGGTTCAGATATAACTGGATGTATTGGTATTGATTGGGAAGTAAAAGCAAGAACTGGATTTAATCCATCTAGTGCTGTTGCACAATTAAAAGAAAGAGCAAAGAAAAATATACTAGGTTTAGTTTGTTTAAGACTAAACGGACAGGGGGAACAGAAAGTAAAAGATTGGGTTGTAGTCTTAAGACTTGAAGATGCAGTTAATCTGCTTAGAGAGGCAGGGTATGGTGATAAAAAATGATAGCGACTTACCAAGTATCAAAGAAATCCTTGCACACTACGGAGCAAAGTTTAGAAACAGTCACGGACAAGTCAACATCTGTTGTCCATTCCACTCAGACACACATCAGTCTGGAAGTGCAAACCTTGATAAAAATATTTTTATATGTTTCGCCTGTGGAATACAGGGAAATAGTTTACAAGTCATCTCAAAGTATGAAGGGATAAATATTCGTGAAGCAAAACGTATCGCAGAAGGAATTATTGGGCAAAGCAACGGAAAGATACAGTCAAAACATTTATCAGGCGGAAGATTACCTCAAGCAAAGAGGAATTCCACTAGAAGTAGCACGGCTGGCGCGATTAGGCGTAGTCGCGGAGCCTGAAGTTGGACACGAAGCATTCGTTGGAAGGTTATCTATCCCGTATATCACCAAGACTGGTGTTGTTGACTTGCGATTTAGGTCTCTTAATCCTGCTGTTGAGCCTAAGTATATGGGGTTAACTGGTGTAGAGACCAAGATGTACAACGTGCTTGATGTTGATAAGGCTAACGATATTATCGGAGTATGTGAAGGTGAACTAGATACTCTTACTATGTCTGCTTGTGTTGGTATTCCTTGTGTTGGTGTTCCTGGTGCTAACAGTTGGAAGAAACATTACACAAGATTGCTTGCAGATTTTCAGAGAGTCTTTGTTTTTGCAGATGGTGACCAACCTGGCACAGAGTTTGCCCGTAGTCTTGCTCGTGAACTACCTGTAACTATAGTGCAAATGCCTGACGGTGGAGATGTTAACTCTGTCTATGTATCAGAGGGTGCTGACTTTATATTAAGGAAAGTAAATTCATAATGTTTGATGGATACCATTGTGAAAATTGTGACAGGAATTTTGATAATGGTTTTGAGTTTGTTGAACACTTTATGGAAGAAGAATGTGATGATGTCTTTGACCCTTACTTAGTTCTACCTTATGGGGTTAAGTTGCAGGTCGGTTCATTACTTAGGTTTATATATGACCACGCAGAGGAGCCTGAACAGATTAGAAAGATAAGTGAATCCACTTATGTAACTTTATTTGTAGCAGAAAATCAGGCAGAAAAAGTAGAAGAAATGATTAAAGAGATGGTGGTTAGTTCGGAAATGTTGAAATTTGATAATAGTCTTAAGACACTACTAGAACAAGTAGACCCTGATGATATTGGAGGAAATGATGAATAATTCAACCAAGTTTGAAAAAGATGTAAGAGCAGTAATGCAAGAGTTGGGTGACCTGTTGATTCAGAAACATTATGACTACGGTCCTAAGAATATTACTGAGTCTCCTGGTGGTCCAATTAACGGATTACGTGTGCGTATGTGGGACAAACTAGCCCGCATTAATAATCTATTTGATAAGAAAAGAAATGCTTTGAATGAACCATTAGAAGATTCGTTTAAAGACATAGCAAACTATGGGGTCATAGGACTTTTAGTTTTAAGAGATAAGTGGGACAAATGAAAGAACAGGAACTGTTTGACTGGTTAAAGATAGAATACTTTCCAGACCTTGAGCATTCACCAAATGAATATGATGGGTTTGATTGTGTAACACCAGAGAATAAAATGTTTATAGAATTAAAGTCAAGGCTTACTCACTATCCAACTTTACTTATCGAAAAGAAGAAATATGATTTTTTATTGCAACAATCTTCCGTCTTAAGTTACAACCCTTACTATATTAACTATACCCCAGAGGGTGTGTGGTCTTTTGACTTGAGCGATATACCTGAACTTGAATGGATAGAGAAAAGATTACCTGTGACTACTGAGTTTACTAACACAAATTATACAATGAAAACAGTTGGCTTCCTCCCTATCGAAATTGGAAATAAACTTAAATGAACTGGGAAGAAGTAAAGAATTGGGATTATATTGTAGATACAGTAGCCCTTGAATATAAAAGAAAGTTTGATATGGTAGAGATTGAAGACTTAAGACAGGCATTATGGTTGTGGTTTGCTGAACACCCAAACAAATTAAAAGAGTGGGAAACAAAGGGTGAGCGTGATGCAAAGAACTTAATCTATAAGTCGCTAAGAAATCAGGCTATTGATTACTGCCAACGTTGGAAGGCTAAGTCTGTTGGCTATGATGTTAGTGATTTATTTTATTACACATCTGAAATTGTAGAAACTATATTACCTGCTGTCTTAAGACAAGAGTTTGGTGTATCACATAAATTAAATCTTGGTGGACCTGGACGTCCTAGTGCACCATCAGAAGGTGGAAACCTAATGGTGCTTATGCTTGAGATTGATTACGCATTCTGGAAACTAAATAAAGAAGATAGACGCATATTGTTTATGCGCCACGCAGAATCTTTAGACTTCAAAGAGATTGCTAATGTCTTAAGTCTTGGGTCTGAAGACACATCTCGTATGAGACACAAGCGGGCTGTCTCTAAACTAGTTCGCAAACTTGGTGGATACAAACCATATAATGATAAAGATTTTAAAGAGTCAGAGGAATCTGATGAGGAAGAACTACCTTTACAAGGTGAACAATAGGGCATTTTGCCCCGTTTTTTCCCTTTTCTTTCAAAAGTTTTACCACATTTAGGACAGATTAATTCAATCATTTGTTGTCCGTCTTATAAAATCCTGAGCCTTTAAACTTAACAGAGAATGAGTTAAATACTCTATCTGTTTTATTGCCACATACACAATTAACATCGTGGCTTCGTTCATCTACACTTCTACTTAAGACATAAACTGCTTGACATTTATTACATCTATACTCGTAAGTTGGCATTATTCACACCCATCTATCTCTGTCGGAGCGGTGGCAATTGCCCCGCACTCATTACATACTTGGTCTAATAAATACATTCCTACTTGTCTTGTTTCCGTATTCCAAATTACCTTTAAGTTCCATATCTTTGAACCACATATACATACAAATACTGGCTCACCTCTTAAGTCAAACATTAGTAGTAATTATGTCTTAAGTGAAATTTCCAAGCAACGCAAGGAGTTGTATATCTATGTTGGATATATTTATAAGTGTGTAGCAACTGTGTCATAGGGTCTTTGTTCTTTTCGTTAAGACGTTGACCAATTCCATATGCACTTGAACCTGCTTGGTTCTTTGCAAGGTGGTCATACTTTGCCTCCTTATAAAATATTTTATCAAGACAAACCCACTCCTTATTTTTCCACCCATAGCCAGCCCAAGCAATCTTTTTAGCCAAGGCTTTGTTGGCTTTCTTCTGCTCCATTGTAGCCTTTGTTGGCTCAGGAGTGGGGGATTTATGGGGCGGTGATGTCAGTTTCTGTATTGGATAAAAGATTAGAGTGATGACTAACAAGGCCATAGCCACCACCCTTTTCTTTATTAACTTGCTTGCCTTCTTAGTATTCTTCTGTCTAACTCTGATAACCCGCCCCATATACCAAACCTTTCATCGTTTTTCAGTGAATAGTTAAGACATTTTATTCTTACATTACAAGCCATACAAACTTTTTTTGCTGCCGAAGTATTTTCACCTGCTTCAGGGAAAAAAATAACTGGGTCAACCTCGGCACATAAGGCTTCTTTTACCCATTCAAACGGAAGTAAACCAATATCTAATTTCATTTAACCACCTTCAACATATCTTTGTTCTCCCATATCTCAAAGACTTTGCCATAGTCTAGGTCTTCCGTTCTTAAGACAGAATGAGATTGATGATTATACAAGAACTCATCTTGCTCTTCTGTCTTAAGACTATCCCAATCGGAGGGAAGTTCAACGTCATTAGGTAGGTATACATCTACAATCTTTGTTCCTTTAACATTATAGATAACTGAAAACTGTCTCATTTTATACTCCGTTCTTTTTTTATCATTTCATCTTCACAATTTGAGCAAGTGTCTGACCTATATTCAATCCTATCAAACATTTTTCCACATAAATTGCAGTCTATTAACTCCTCATAACCCCCATTGTAGGCGTAATCATCACCAAATAAATATCTTGGCTCAGACATTGTTCTCCTCTTCATTCTTTACCAAATCATTTATACTTGGCTCGTTTAATTCCTTATACATTGGCGCAAGTAGTCGCTTTGAAAACTCGTTGACTCTGTTGTAATACCAGAACTCCCAATCATCTTTGTCTATCACTTGTTTACTCCCGTCTTAAGTTGTATAAGTTTGTTTGCACTTTCTGTTAGTGAACCCCAGTTAAACTCAGCCCACCCACAATCTATACATTCATCACTTAACTCATTCATTTGCCAACCACATTCAGGACAAGGCTTCATATCTTTACTCCTTCCAACTCTGATACATTTAGTTCTGCATTCTCAAATATATCGTAAATTGTCTCATCAAAGAAACAATCTGTGGCATATTCCTTGGCTTTTTCCTCGCTCTCTGCCTCTATCTCGTAAGAAATTGGCACTAGTTCTACAGTTATTCTATAGTTTTTCATTATATCTCCCGTCTTAAGACTTGATTAAATACAACCATAATGTTTGTCTTAGTGCTCATTGTAGTTTCATATCTTCCATTCTTAAATAGATGATACTCGCCCCCACTATGGCGGGCTTCCCATACATTACCTTCTTTATCTGAACCACACGCCACGTTATAACCTGTGTCCGTATAATTTGCTATCATTATATCTCCTGTCTTAAGTCGTTAGTTAACCATTTCGCCAACGTGAAATGTATTTGAGTGGTAAGAGATAAACTCCTCGTATGATTTAGGTTGCCCGTCAATTATTACGAGTTTGTTATCTACATCAATGACGGTGTGTTCATAACTTTCTTCACCACCTATTGAATCAGCGAAGAGACCATACCCAGTTTCATTACTCCAACTCTCACCGATTAATTGGCTTACCATTATTCGGGTAGCGTATGAGGTATCGTCCCACCTTGGTCTAGCCTCATCTATTGCGTAGGCTAGGTCTTGCATTTTACTATCTCCGCCCCAATGGGAATAAAGAGTTATGAAATTATCCCCTTGCTTGAAGTGGAAGTTTGTTCTTGCGCCCATTATATTCTCCTGTCTTAAGTAGTATTTATCCGTATGTTAACTCGCCGAAGATTGCATATTGCACAATCATATCTCCGAAACAAGCGTCGTAATCTTGCGTGTCTAGTGGGTAATTTCCACAATGAGTTTGACCTGCTTTGATTGCTAGTTCATACCCCCTGCGTAAGTCTTCCACCTCGACGACGTAAGACTTTTCTCCTATGCTGTCGTACACTCTTACGGGTTGAGGGTTTGGCGTAAGTTCACCGTTGACTCTTTTCCATAAGTCTATTCCTTGGTAGTTTGGTTTGCGTAATTTCCTGCACCAGTAGTACATACCTGAGCCGTCGCAACCCCAGACCGCTTCCCATAGTTCATTAACTGTAAAGGTCTTACCGATTGTTAACGTTTCTTCTGCGCTCATACCTTCTCCCGTCCTTTCCTTGCTTAACTATTGCACTATTTACTTTTAGAATCAAGGGTTTTGTTTGTGAATTGCCTCTCACGTCTTAAGTCGTAGCCGTGCCCACATTCTGAAATTAAGACGAGGCAATCACCACAATAAACTTGATTTGTGTTTTGGTTTGTGCCATTCATTAGTCGCCCTCTGTTTCCATTGGTTGCAGTAATCCACCTAGCCCTAACTCTAAGTTAGTTTCGATTAAGATTCCTTGGTCGGTGTCTATTACTAGCGCATTAGGTAGTATGGGTTTTATTGCATTAATTAAGTCTTGCATTGTTTGCATTTGTTTTCTCCTGTCTTAAGTCGTTGCTTTTATTTGTAAAGTAAATCAAGGCAGAACTGAGAAAGATTCTCGAACTCCACTTTGCATTGGTCGGGCGTTGTTGCGTCGTTTAGTAGCCAAATAATCCCCAGCCCTAGGGCGGTGAAGATTACCGCCCTTACTCTGCGTCCTCGTTTAGTTAGTTTCAATTACTGACTCCCGTCTTAAGTCGTACGTCTTGCTCTTCCTTAAAGTTTGCTTGGATAGTTTCGCCCCACTTTTTAAAGCGTTTGTACTCTCTAACCTTGACGTAAATTGTGGGACTTTCGCCGTCGTCGTAGCCTTCGATTGCCCCTCTTCCGAGGTAGCCTTCCTCAATCCAGCCCAGAACCTGACCGTTTGCCGTTGTCCGTAGCCAACCTCTGCGGGGGTTTCCGTTTGCGTCGTTATCCGTTGCTATCTTGATTAACATTAGTTAGCCTCCGTCTTAAGTTGTATATAATGGCGGGCTATGTCGTCGAACACGTCAGAACCCCAGCCGATAAGCATTTGGCTAATTAATAAAGACCCGACCTCGTGCCCGTTTTCTTTTTCACGTTCTACAACTTGGGAAATGTAGGTTTCAAACTCCGCTCTTAATACGTCGCTCAATCCCGAAACATTTTTCACCTCGGTTTCTTGCTTGTCCATTATCTCGGCGTAAGCGTTGAAATCGTTATCAACTACTAAGCAATAATCAGAGACGAATTGCTCCCTTGATGTCGTTGTGATTGCTTGCACTTCTTTTCTCCTGTCTTAATTGGTTAGGGCTTTTCCCTAACTCGTGCCCCCGTTAGGTCTTGAATCTGCGCCCTCTGGTTAAGGGTACGGGGGCTTTTCTTTCTAGTTGTCGTCTCCCTCTGCCTCGTCGGTCTTAAACTCTGATTTACAGGCTTGGCAGGTAGGGCGGGTTTTCTCTAATGTCTTAAGACTCAAGCGGATTTTCTCGCCACAGTTGCAACTTGCCACTAATAGATTTTTGTTGCGTCCCTTAGGGGCAGATTCTGATTCTTGAATTGCGGTAATCTTTAAAGCCTCTTCGATTACGTTTAAAGCCTCTGCCCATTTTTCCTTGCCCTCTGGTGTAAGTGTAGTTAAGGCAAATCCGAATCGCTTAACCTTTTCCACCTTAAGACCTAAGCCCTCTGCAACTTTTTTGAATTGCTTGTTGTGGTATAGCTCATTTGTACAATC